TGTCTACGACCATTAATAGCTGTAGATACAATAGTTGTTTGATTGCTCTTAATGTTAATGCCATTAGATATTGGACTTGTAGGAAATGCACCACTCATACTAGAGCCGCCTGACCTTTATTATTTAAAGCTGAGTTAATCATATTTACAATCTGTCCTCGTCTTGTATCTAGTAGATTTCCAAATGATTGTGCGTCTACTGTGGTTATATTAAAGTTTACTGTTGCACCGCCACCACCAAGTTGATGATTAGGTGTAACTGATCCTGCGGTAGATGGTGTAAATAACTCAGGACCTTTTTCTCCAACTAAGAATGGACTGTTCGGCAATCTAGATCCACCAAACTGTGCAGGTGGTTGTTGGTTTCTAATTGTTTGGACTTGAGCCATACCTGTAGCTAATTTTAAAGCACCAATTGCAACATTAAACGGAAATGGTAGTTTCAATGCTTCTGCTACACCTGCCGCAGTATTCATTATGGCTTCACCAATATTTAACGCTTGTTGCATTCTAAAGGCTTTTTTACTATGTTTAGAAGTTTCAGCTAGTGTTTCTCTTAAATGATGTGCTGTACCTTTTAATTTGTCTTTTAAGGACATTTTTTCTATGTCTACTTCACTAAATTTACCTGCTTTAAAATTATCTAAATTTTGTTTTTCTATTGCGGCTCTTTTATCTGCTTCTGCTTGATAAATAGCAGTTACTTGTTTTTGGAAGTTATCTTCCATAAGAAGTTTTGTTTGTATTAATTCATCTTGTAAAGCTAATTCTTCTTCTCCTAATGCTCTACCACCTTCTAATTTTGCATTTCTTTGAGCCTCGTTTAATTTAGCTAATTGTTCATCAACTAATGCTTTTTCTTCAATATTTTTTTCAATTAATAAGTCTAATTCTGATTTATTAGCTTTTATTATACCCTCTAAGTCTTTACCTGCTGTTATTTCTCCTCGTTCAGGAGTTGGGGGAATGACACCACCTGATTTTCTTTGAGAATCACCCATAGATGAATCAATTAATCTTAATGTTTTTAATTGTTCTTCTAAGATTCTTAATTCTTCTGTAAGTTGTTCTACTCTTTTTACATTATGCGAATTTCTTGTTAAATTTGCTTCATCTTCTTGCTTCTTAGTAGCCCGTATTAATTCTAATCTTTTTTCTTCTACTTTTAATAATGCCTCTGCTGTTGTAGATGGTGCTAAATCAGATATTGAGTTTTTAAATGCTTTAAATTTACTAGTTAATGTAACAACTGCGGCTGTAAACACAGCTATTGCACCGAATATAAGATTTCTTTTGACTGCTAGATTAAATCCGTTCATTGCAACAGTCATTCCTGCTATCGCTGTTGTTATACCGTAGAATACAGTTGCTATTTTTAGAGATATTAAACTAGCAAAAACAGTTAAAACTAAATCGGAATTATCTTTAAGAGTTTTAAACATTTTAGCTAAACCTAACACCGCAACGGTTAAAGTTTTACCTATATGAATAGCAAGTTTCTCTGTTGATCTTGCATTTTCTTCAAAGAATGTATTTAAACTACCCATCGCTTGTTTAAGTGAAGCAAAGAATGATTCGTTAATTTGATTTTTAAAGGTGAATAATTTATCACCTAACATTGAGATAGTTCCCTCAAATGTTTCTGCTAGTGCGTCTGTTGCTGTGGCGAACCTACCATCACCACTAAATACATCTTCAAATGCTTTTACAGTATCTTCAATAGATACTTTAGAACCTTGTTTAAAACCTAATAAAGATCTAACACCTTTTTCTCTAAATATATCTGCCGCCGCAATACCACCACTAAAGGCTCTTTGAATTTGACTAGCAGTAGTTTGAAAATCTAATCCTGTTACTGCCGCAACATTACCAGTGATTTCTAATATACGAGTTAAATCTTTAGCGTCTTTTGATACAACTGCAAGATTACCTGATGCTGACGCAATATCCTCTAAGCTAAATGGAACTTTACCTGCAAATTTTGCAAGGTTATCAAATGCTAATGCACCCTCTTGAGCAGAGCCAAATAAAAACTTAAATCTTACTTTTAAACTTTCAACTTCTTTACCTGTGTTTACTAAATTCTTAATTAATAAGCCTGTGCCTAAACCTAAGAAAGCATTACGCAAATTAAAGACAGATTTTTTTAAACCATCAAGACCTTTTTTGGTATTGTTGATAGCACCTTTAGTTTTATCCTGTGCTACAATATCTATTTTAACTTTTTTAGTCATCTATCTCCTAGATTTGGCTTTAGCCATATTAATTTGTTGCTGTTCTCTTTTGTTCTTATCTTCTAAGAACACAATCCAAGTTAAAAACTCATCAACTGTGAATTTCTCTACTTGGTGTATAGGAATTTTTAAGTAATCGGCTAATTGGACTATTGCATTATAGTCAAAGTCGTTAGCTATTTTTTTTTAATATCTTCTTTTGTAGGTGTGAGCATTAACCAAGTCGCAAGTTCTGCAACTAAGTCGGGGTCTGCTCTTTTCATTAGATGTTGTTTGTGTTCCAAGTTAAATAAATTTTTACCTTGCTCATCTAACGCTAATTCTATTAATACATATGCCAACCCTGTAATAGTATCGGCTTCCATTTTCTTTAACAATCTACCTTTTTTTTCTAATGTTAAAGGCTCTTTATAAATTGTTAAATCCCAATCTTCAAAGTATTTGCTTTCGCCTGTACTTAAAGTATTAAAATGATCTTTAATCTTATCAATAGCTGACATATGTATTTTTTATCCTAATTTGTATTAATTGTCAAATTATACAGTCGCTCTAGTTATAGCACCATTTATTTGACAAGAAATTGATAGTCTAATTATATCGTCCATAGTTACTGCAACTGAGTTACCTGTTACGATTGCAGGAACAGAATAATAGAAATCTCCACTATCTGAACCCTCAGGGTAAAGTAGTAAAGTTACACCTGTTGCTTCTTGTAGAACTATCTGACCATTAGAGTCAGTTTCGTCCCACATACATTCAACTGTGACTGAGCCACTTTTTCTACTTGTTTCGTATGTTTTATTTGTATCAGATAATTGAGTTGATTCAATTACATCTGCTGTCGTTTCTAGCGTAAAGCCTGTTACTTCTGCTACTGTGTTAGAGCCAATTTTTATAACTCCTGCTGAGCCTGTATGTACTGCCATTTTATTCTCCTTGTTCTTCTGTTATTTTAGTTGATTTTTTTTTGGGTTTTGCAGATTCAGTAAGCCAACCTTGTTGTGCATACTCATCTACTTGGTTATCCCAAACCTCAATAGTATCTCCGTCTTTATTTTGGAGTTTTATTTTTTTTGCCATATTTTCTCCCTGTTGGTTTCTTAGCTTCAGGATTGTTATGCTTATGCACCCAACCATCTTCTAAAAACTTGTTAGGATTATCTGTTAATACAGTCAATCCGTTCTTAATTAAATAAACTTTATCACTCATTTATGGTGTTCCTTGTGTGAATTTATAGAAGCACCTTACAGTCATAATTATACCACCGTAAGGAAATATACTTCCCTCGTCTGTTTCTACGCTAACTAATTGGGTATCCAATGCGTTACCTGATCTAGTTCTATCACTATCTAAAGCTGTTTCAACTGTAGTTACTAACTCGTTGCGTTTAGTATCTATATTACTTGTTGTTGTACTAGCTGTAGTAACAAAACCAAATATTCTAAAATCAATCGTGCCTGTGCGAGTAATGCCACTATTCTTAATAGAAACATCTTCTCTAGTCTCATCAGCAGTCTGTATATAGACCGCAGGAAACTGTTGTTGGCTCAATTCATCTAATTCAAAAGGCTCTCTTGTTACCTTGCCGAATGTTATCGGACTGCTAACCGCAGATAAGGTTGTAACAATGTGAGCCGCAATATTTTCTCGTTCACTCATATTCTTAATTCTCGTTCAAATGTTTTTCTAAATATATCTACTGCTTTATTTTCTTCTTGTATATTAACACTAAAGAATGGTCTGCTTTGATCATTAAAAAATGCTTTAATATTCTGTGTTCTATTAGGAAAGAATACCTGACCTTTGGTAGATGATAGTTTTTTAAAAGTCATATTGCCTAACATCTGACCAGTAAAGAATAAATTAGGTGTTAATGTTGCACCTCGTTTAGCTCTAACTTTAGCATACCCTTTAGAGTATTTTTTAAAGCCACCACCATTAACACTCGTGCCTTGTCTAGTTCTATCTTTAATAGCGTTCTCAATAAATATACCTGCTCTAGCAATACCTTTAGCACTAGCACTTGGTATCTTTCTTTTAACTTTATCTAAAGCACCTTTGACCGCAGATACTTCTATTCGCATATTTACTGTTACCACTATCTAACCAATCGCATAGAATGTACTGCAACTTTTTCAGCGTCAGTAATTGTACTATCGTCATTAGCGTCATACTCAACACCATCTCTTAGTATATCAGCAAATTCATCTTCATACATAGTTCGGTAATAAGATCCCATTTGTTGAAATCTATCTTCATCACCTTGTGAATTAAACTTAGTTAATGCAGGGCAAATATAATAGCCCAATGTTCTGTAAACTGTGGCTCTAGTCCACTGTGTGTCAGTTAATAATGTTAAATCAATCTCTATACCACCTGCGTAACTTCTATTTCTTGATTGGTTACTGTGATAAACTGACCACCACTTGTTTCTAATATCTCTTTGTACATCTGCAATAGCTTGAGTTACAAATGCGTCTTGTTCGCCTGTAGATAAACCCATATCTCCTATATCAGGCTGATATATAATTAAACTGCTTCTTGTTGCAAATGCCATAATAAAATTCCTGTTAAAATGTTAGAGGGGAGAGGAAAGGAACTCTCCCCCCTATATTGATCAATCCAATGAAGATTAAAGTATGCTTGAATCAGCTAGTACTTCAATTCCATATGAATCGTGTAGTTCACCAACGCCATAAACAGCGGTAGCAACAATTTCAGTTCCTCTAATTGAAGCATCTCTTTGTGTTTCAATTTTGATGTCCTGTAGCATAGCTAAGCCAAGTGCGTCTTTGTGGAATAGTCCACCTTTAAAGTCGCCACCTGTACCAGTGTTAGCCATATTTGAGCTTTCATAAACATTTACTCCTGCAAGTTGTCCTACAAAACCTGTTCTTAGTGCTTCGTTAGCAACATCAGTTGGGTTAGGGTTTGCAAATGTATTTGTCATATTAGCTTTTAGGTCATAAGCAACAGCAGGGTGTAGCACACAAGCCATATCGTTGCTTGGTACACCTGATTGTTTTAGCTTAGATACTGCTTCAAAGATTTTTGCAACAGTAATAGCCGCATCAGCCGCACCTACTGCACCTGAAAATCCATCAAATAATAACATAAGATCAGCGTCCATTTTTCTAGCGATACCTTCGCCAAATAATTTTCCTAGATCTTTAATTACATCTGATTCAGCAGTATTAACAGCCATATCAGTAACAGTAGTCATTACACCTACTTCTGATACAGTTAAATCTGCTTTACTTGTTGAAATAGCAGTATTAGCTAGGTCAGTTGCTTCTGCAACAGCCGCCGCCGCAACTACTGGGTAGATTGGTACTTGTATCACTTTACCTGAATTTTTTGG